TTGTTGGAGTTAAAGTAGGAGTTACAGTAACACTAGGTGTTACAGTTACAGTTGGAGTTACAGTAACACTAGGTGTTACAGTACTTGAAGGTGTAATTGTAGCTGTAGGCGTAATAGAAGGTGATGGTTGAGGTGTTCTTGTAGGTGCAGCTGCACTTACAGTAACATTAAAATCACCTAATGGGCTTGTTGATGGTGTTAATGTAGGTGTTAATGTTGGTGTAACAGTTACAGTTACAGTTGGCGTAATACTTGGTGTTACTGTAGCAGTAGCTGTAATGGAAGGTGTAATAGTAACAGTAGGTGTAACACTTGGGGTAATACTTCTAGTTGGAGTAATAGAAGGTGTTAATGTTGGAGTTACTGTTTGGGTAATAGAAGGTGTAACAGTAGTTGTAGGCGTTATGCTTGGTGTTATACTCCTAGTTGGTGTAATTGATGGTGTAATTGTTGGTGTAGTAGTTGGAGTAGTAGTAGGTGTTGGTGGTGGAGTAAATACAATTAAAGTATTATTTAATTCCACAGGATTTACACCTTGTACATAAGCAGCATATGTTGCTGAAGGTACAGGAGAAAATGAAGCAGATCCCTTTGAATTATTAGCAAATATAGTCACATCCTGTGAAGCATAGACATATGCTTGGTCAACATATAGCACTGAAGCTGTAACATTAAATGACGCGGATGTGAATCCCATTTCTTAATTTATTTTTACACCTGAGTAAATTCTACAACTAATTGACTTCCACTAACTACTGGTGATGCCAATATAGTTAGATAGAATGGAGCTATGTTAATTTCAAATTCACAATCTGGATCTTCCACAATAACTTTAATACTTCCAGTATTACTTGTTAATGTTCCACAATATGAACCTGTAACTTCAAACGTATAAAATGTTTCATAAACACCTGTTCCTACACCACTAAATGACATAGTTACAGTATTATTTGAACCTGTATTAAAATAGCTAATATCTCCACCAAATAGCTGAATTGATTGATTGATAAGAGTATTACCTCTTAAATCATCGTTTGCTAATGGAGATATAGAAATACTAACAGGATTTCCATAATCACTTCTTCTTATAGTAATAGTATCGTCGTAAGCAACAGGAGTAAAAGGAAATATTCCTTGATAATCCTGATTAGTTAATACAACAATACCTTCTGGATAGAATATATTACCAACATGAGTTATTAAATTATCATATACATTTCCTTTACCATCATCAGTAAAGTTGTACGTAGATGAAGTCATTTGAAAACTATAAGGTAGTATCCTCTCACCATAAATACTTGGTGATATTGAAATTACTTTAATAGATTGCCCTACTTGTGTTGGAAAATTACTTATAAAACCAGGATCATCATTAAAACTAAAATATGATGCTGATGCTCTTAAACCACTAGGATTAGCATAATAAATTGATGATGCTAGTGATGATGTAGATAAAATTAAGCCAACAGTATACTCATGATAGAACACTTGGTTTATCATGTCGTACATTAATCTGTCATATTGACCATTAGTAATAGGCTCAGAACCAGGACTAAAAGTTCCTGTTATATAAGTACCATTATAAACATCAATATAAGGATCACTTACTGGAAGAGGACAATAGTTAAAGTTCCACTGCTTATTAGCTATAACAGGTACTGTTATAACATCCGAAGAATTTAACTGTTTGAATGATCCCATGCAATAACATTATTATCAAGATTAATAGTCTAACTTTACCTTAATTAAAGCTTCTTTGGTAAAATCTTTAACCAATGGTCTACTTAATTTAGCAACAGCCAATAATTCATTTTGATCGTTGTATAAACCAACAGTTGTAATGAATGTTTGTGGGTTGTTGATTAAAGTAGTATAGATTAAATTACCGTTGCTATCTATAATTGAAGGATTTGTCGTGTAGTTAAAGTCTTGGTTTTTTACTCTTGTAAAGAAGTAATGTGAAGACACATTTTCAGCTGATTGAAGAGCAAAATAAGCACTTGATGATATTGCTGTATAAAATTGAAATTGAATATTATTATCAGTTCCAGGAGCACTTACTGTTGGATTAAAACCAATACCACCATTAGCTACTGATTTAGACAATGCTGTTGGATTTAAAATAATAATATCATCATCAGGGAATAAATAACCATAAACAGATGCTGAGGTAGCTGCTGTGTAAGCAGTACCATTACTTCCACTAATTAAAGTATAGTATTGAGTACCTGCTGTTGTATAGTTAGTTGTTGCACTAATTTGACTATTATCTGTTAATACAACTTCGAATGTAGTAGATTTTAACTTTAAAGTTAAAGAACCAGGTTGAATATGTTCTTTATATCTATTTCTAGCTACGTTAATAACATAAATACCGTTTGGATTATCATTACCAAATTCAAAACTTCCACTTTCAGTTCCTAACAATAATGTTCTATACTGTCCATAAACTACACGAGATGGAGTAATTGATGAACTATCTGGTAATTGATTAGTAACAGAAGGACTAATATATGCTGATCCACTACCGTACTTATTACCATACTGAACAGCAAATTGTACTGAAGAAGTAGTAGAAGTTAAAGCACCTGGATATTCAGAATATACATTTAAATAAAAAGAGCTAGTAATTACACTAGAGGTAAAGTAAGTAGACAATACATTAGTATCTCCACTCCACATTGGCCTTACTACCGTTTCAGTACTTACTACAGAATCTTCTGGGTTATATCTTACAAATGACATATGTTATATTATTAAGAATTTGTTTTAGTTACTGTTAAAGGAATAGTAATTCTAGCACCACTATCTCTACCTAATACAGTAATTGTAGTTGTAATTTGGTTCAAGTTAGAACCAAATAATGTATTAATTGTAGTACCAGTTAATGTAAATGAAGTACCAATCAAAGTTTGGCTAACTGAAGATCCAAGTGTTTGAGTAACACCAGTTGCGGTAACTTCAGCACCAGCAATACCTGTTGAAGAGAATGTAGATAAGAATCTAACATCAGCAACAGTAACCGCATATCCATTAGCTTCAAATGTACTTGTAGCGCCTAGATAATTCAATGTTTGAGGAGTAATAGTTAAAGTAGAACCTTGTTTCAAGTTAATACTGTTGTAACCAATACTAATTACAGGTAATTTAGCTGTACCTCTTGGAAGAGTTACAAGCTTATAAATCATAATTTGTGTATCGTCAGGAAACGCCTCGATTAGAGGCATTGCTTCAATTGCTTGTCCATAGAATGCAGAACCTGAAGGATGCTGTGGGTTGTACAAAGTGTAGTCAACTTCGTCATCTGCTAGAGAAAATTGGGTAATTCTAAAAGACCCGTCATTTCTAGCCAACAACTCTCTACCTTTAGCTGTTAAAACTGCATCAATTGTTACAGTATTGTTATTTAAAATAGCCATTCTTTTATTGTATTTTGATTATAAATATTTAATTTTTGTGGATCTAAATTATGTTGTTACACCAACTCCAACATCTATCAATTGTTGGTTTACGTTTCTAGTTATTTGATCTATATTAGCTAGTACTGCTGGGTTAATGTTCTGTGGAATAATAAACCCATAGGAGGTTTTGCCAGGAATTTTAGGGTAATTTAAAATCACACTTGTTTCATCTACTATTCGTTTTAAGAATAATATTTTAAAATATTGACCACACAATAAATCACCAAAATAACCTGCAATATCTTCTTGGACTGTGATATATGCAAATCCCGTACCTCCCTGGAATGAACTATTTAAAACAGTATATTCAAGGATAGGTCCACTTGATCCACTAGCCTGTATAACAATCTTATCATTTGGTTCTAAAAAGAATGGATAAAATATATCACCATATTCTGTATATAAAGTTGCAAAAGATGCAGATACTTTAGAATCTAAAGGATTAAAAAATGATGTAGGGCCATAGTATGGTGCTAAACTACTACTTAAGTAAAATGAATTAGCTGTTTGATCAACACATATATTAATAGGTGATGCTAACAATGCATTATTTGTAGCAGTTGCTTTTAATTGTCCACCTGGTGCTAAATTAACATTTGTAATAGAACTATTTGGAGCATCAACAAAAAATCTAAATCCTATAACATCATTAGGGTTTATAGAGCCTGTAGTGTTAACATTTAGTGTTCTTCTGAATGTAAATGAATTTGTACTTATGCCTGTAATTAGTGTTGCATCTATACTACTGTACCATTTAATACTATTGATATTAAAAACATCTGGGGATTCAGAAGTATAAAAGAATCCTAAAGGAATAGTGTATGTGGAAAAACCACTATCTACAATTGCTGTAATTCTGTATTCCCTAAATGTAGTATCAACTGCTAAGTTTGTTATGCTAAAAGGAGTAGGACTATTAGTGTATTCATATATATCATATCCACCTTGTAAAATTATATCATTATAAGGTTGATATTCAATAGTATATGATAAATAACCACTAGGAATAAATGCTAATTGAGCCTGATAATAACCACCAGCAGTATAATTAGAAGCAACTCTATTTCTATCTAGAATTGACACACCACCTCCAGTAGAACTACTTAACCATATTTCCATACTAGCAGTAAATGATGTAGCTGGTGGGGTAGATGATATTATATCTACTGCAAAATCATAAGAAAATTCATAACTACCATCATTTGGTATAATGTAATATGAAGATGTCAATGAATTGCCAGTACCAGGACCTGATCCTGTATAGAAATAACTTCCAAAATTACTGTTTGAAGCTGTAATATTAAATAAATTCCATACCTCTTGCATGTTATTAGTGCTAGCACTAGAATAACTTGAAGAAAAATATGCTGTTCCTCCTGGTATAATACTACCTGTTAAGGTATTTACTGTAAAGAATCTGTTAAGTAAATTACTAGATTCACCTGCTGGAGTATTAAATACAGCTGAACTTGTCCAACTTGATGATATTGTAGGATTACTACTTACTTCATTTCCATAAGCATAGAATATAGGGAAGTATGAATATCCACTTTCGTATATTAATTTATTTCCATTAGTTTGAACTTGATTTCCAAATTTTTGAGAATCAAATAATGAAACGTTTAATGGATCTCCTGTTTCAAATGTATTTTGAACTTCTTCCCAATTTCGGTTACGTTTATTTAATTCAGTTAATTTACCAGTTTCATCAACCAAATACTTTAAATTTACATTACTTAAATAAGGTAAATAAGGATTAGTTGTTACTTCAGTAAATAAACCTAATTTTTTAACATAATAGTTAATTACTGGAGATTGTCCATATGAATCATCTCCTACAGACCATGTATTAAATAGTTTACTGTACATTTGAACACCAGTATATCTTGGTGCTGTATATGAATGTAATGATAGGTATGAATCTTGTAGTTCAACAGATTCACTAATTGAATATGATACAAAATTTCTTCCTAAAGTACCAGCAGATAAAATTGGTATTAGTTTTTTTCTATATTCTGATGTTAAACTTACGTCAACATTGTTTTGTAAAACATTAAAATCTGAATTTAAGAAAAAGTTTTCTGGTCTAGGAGCGTTATAATCTAATATAAAATCTGTATTTCCACTTACAAATCCTGGAGGTATATACCCTACAGTGTTATTAACTAAGTATGGATTTATATTATTTTCCTGAAATACAAGATAAGTATCTAATTGTGATCCAGGAATATTACCTTCATAATAATCAGCTTTATCACCTGCTAAATAGTAGTAATAAGGATCATATATTGGTTGAAGAGATGCTGTTTCAAACGTAGTAGAAATATCATCAGTACTAGTCATTATAGGCTGGTACTGTGGGAATTTAGGTCTTTCAAGTACAGGTGATTTAATAGAAACACCTGTCCAAGTATTACTTCTTGCAGGACTAAAGTCCTTAACCATTTTAAATAGTGAATTATCAAAAAACTGTATTAGTCTTATAAACCCACCGTAGTCAAAAGAACCACTAAATGTTTGTCCAAACCAATAATCACGTTCAAATGATAAGGATGGATATGTAGTTAATCCTAAATCTCTAGGATCACCAATATAATTATCTAATACCCAAGATGAAGAAACAGCAGTAATTGAAGCCGACACAGCAGCATCAATTTGTGTTTCTGGAGAAAATGAAACATCAACAAAGTGTAAATCTTGACTTTTAATAGCTCTAGATGAAGTAGGAGATGTTTCTAAACGTTTAATAGGTGAAAGTACACTACCTGTAATAGTATTAGATCCTAAAGTAATTTTATCTGTAGTATATCCTTTTAAGTCTTGATAGTCAGTCATTCCACCATATTCCTTAATAGGAAGTATAGAACCTGTAATACCAAAAACAGTAATTAAACCTTGTAAACCCCCATGTGCTCCTTTAGCTTTAAATAAGTAAGGTAAACTATGGTATAAACGTTTATAAGATTCAATTGTTAAATCTTTTCTAGGTACGTTATTTAAAAAGCTACTTGATGGTGAGTAGTCACCATTAAATAAAACACTGCCACTATATCCACCTACTTGATAATCTAATACATCTTGGCTTCCTTGTGAATTATATAATTTTATTCCAAAGGATTGTAACCAATCGTATACTAAATCTTGAGATATACCTTTATTTAAATTATTGTCATTATCCCAAATATCTGTTAATTTATCAATATAGATCCAAATATTGTCAAAATATTGGCCTATCATGTTAATAAACGTAATATATTGATAATAATTAGTAGTGTCATCTAATATATAAGATGGTATAGTATCTAATAGAAGATCTTTATTTACTATATCATAAGCTACTGACACTTCAGAAGCAGTAGCGTACCAATTCTGGACAGTTACTGATGAGGAAGCATATAGTGTATATGGTTGTAAAGAACCCGATTTAGGATATGGTGCAACTCTGTATTCAAAGAATGAACCTGTTTCTAAATTGTATTCTATAATAGATGATGTTAGTGAACTTGAATTGAAATATAAATAAGTTTCAAATCCATCAAATGTAGCAATTACAGTATTAATGCTAGAGCTTGCTCTATTTACAGAATCTACTAATGAAGCATTACTTGCTGTTAAAGGAGTATTAGTATTAATTTCAGCTTGATAAGTAGTAATTTCACTTATTTTATACATGAAATTAGATAACCTATTTTCAGCTGAACTGTAATGCACAAAATCATTTAACGTACTAAAGTCAATGTTTATATTAACTTGCTGATTTGCAAGTGTATTTAAAAGTGCTTGGTATTGTGAGCCTGTAAGCGAAGTTACAAGTTGAGTGTAGTTGTTGTATGATGTGGGTACAACATTCTTTATTTCTAAATCAATATCAAAGTTAGGGCCTTTTAATCTAGGTTGAGGCGGAGGAGTAATTAATTTGTCTAAATTAAGATCAAATATATAAGGATTAACTATTTCCTCTACAATCCAAAACGTATTTTTTAAAGTAATATTATTAGGTAAAGGATCAGCTAATTTAAATAATATACTTACACCACCCTCATCTGTAACACTACTTAAAGCATTAACAGCAATAGATTGTATATTATTACTAAAATTCAGTATTACATAATAGTAATAAGGAACTGTAGCTTGCTTTTCAGTAAAGTTGGTAACTATCTGAGCTAACTCAACACCAGATAATATAGTTGAACCTACTCTAATCTCGGTTCTATCGGTTGATATTTGCTGAATAAACAGCTGATTGTCAAATGGCTCACCAGATACTTTTCTAAAGAAATTATACCTAGTATTTACTTCACCTGATTCGTATCCTAGACTTCTAATATCCTGAATAGGATCAATCTCTAGAATAGGAAGTAAACTTTGAGAATAACCTACATTTGGAGGTAATTTATATGCTTGATAATTGTAGTCAGAATTTAATATACTACCACCAATATCAAATACAAAAAATTCTATATAATCGTTAGAAGCACCAAATGTTTCTTGTTGTATAGAGGGAAGTAGTAATTGCTCATCTTGTAAAGTATAACGATTTACAATATCTGTATTAAGTACCTCTCCTACTATTCTAATATTATCCGCCATTCGTTGTTGCTTGTTGTTGTAGTAAAGTAACGTTTTCAGTTTCTGTTGCTAATAATTGTTGCCTTAAATCAGTTATTTCTTGTAGTAAAGCTTGAATATCAATATCATCAGCAAATTTAACACCTAAATATTCTGCTTCTCTTTGCAAAATATATCTATGAGAGTTTATATCCCCATCTCTAGGTATTTCAAAAAATAATTCATCGTATAAAGCAAAAAAATCATCCACTGTTACTTCGGGAGCTACAGGTTCAGTAACGTTTAGTTCTCTAAACTGAGTGTCTATAACTTTAGGAAATGTATCCTTGTTATATATAGCACGTTGAACAGGGATATTTTCTGCCATTATTTATTTATTTTAAATGTATATTGATTATCATACACAACTGTTGTACCGTCTGCAAAAGATGATTTAATCAATATCTTATAATATCTTTCTGGTTGGTATCCATCCATGTATAAATCAAAGTAATTTCCATTTGAATCACAACTTACTTTAGTATAATCATTACTAAAGTCTACTATGTAATCACCTGTATCAACGTCCTGAATAGCATAATAGGATGATGACGGTAAAGCACTATTTAATGTATAAACAGATTGTGTTACAAATTGCCTTGCAGGATATACAGGCCTTGCATTTACTCTAAATTGATACTTAGTATCTTTATTATATTGGCCTATATTATTACCTACAGTAATAGTATTATTTTCATTAGATAATACTGTTAAAGAACCAGTAGAATAACTACTATCATCCCATCTAATTTCAAGTTGTGGAGGATAAATAGTATGTGTGTCTTTAGAAAAGAATTTTAATGAAAATGAAGATGAATCATTAAATTCAAGTGTTGGTTCCATTTTTACAAGGAAACCATTATTTGGAAGTTGCTGGTTATTGAAATTACCTACAATAGCAGTAACATCAATATTCGTATCTTTTGTACTATTAATTTCAAATGATTGAGAACCTTCATATAAAATGTACCATGTAGCACCACCAGGATTATTAGACTCAAAAGAAGCCGTTGTATTAGCTACAAAACTAGCTGTGCGCCAGTTAGCTAAATCGGTTCTTTGAACCCATGAAACACCACTAGTATCAGGTGGGTTATACAAATAACGCCCTGTACCCATATCCCATGATTCTGAAACAGGGTATGTAAGTAATGTATAATCATCGGGTAAATTAGTAGCATTTGCTACATACAATCTTAAAAATGCTTCATAATTTCCAGGACCACCTGCGTCAGCAATTGCACTTTGAATAGTGGATGTTGGGAATTTTATAACAAATCTAGATATTTCAGCTGGATCTCCAAATGAAGCGGATGTATTTTGTATCTCCAATATCTGATCTAGTCCCGTATTAGTTGTAGGGTACGCAGAATATAGTGTTGCATCCTTTTCAGGAAATATTTTATAGACGGCCATCTATTATTTTATTTACAATAAATATAGAATTGTTAGAAAGTTACAACTCTACCTTGTATATCTAAATCAGGAAATCTTATTTCAAAAATAGATGGATCTAGTGAAGGATATAAAATGTTACTTCTTATAGCGCCTTGTACATCGTAACTATATGGAGAATAATTTCCTCCTGATTTATTTACAAATTCAATTTTAACAACAGATTGTACACCTGTAACTGAAAGTAAAGTAGACAATACATTAGATATGATAACTGGTTGGTTGATTTGCCATTTATCAATATCAAAATAATTTTGTAATGCTAATATACAATCTGTTAGTACTTGTTTATTACTTAAACCTGGTATAACTGTAATATCAAAGTTAATTCCTATGTTAATGTAGAATCCGTTTTTAATTGTAATAGCATCTGTAACCATTCTAAATGGTTCAAGATATTCTTTTAAATTAGTTTTTAATTCAGTAGTTGGAATTTCTAATTGTTTAGAATCATTGTAAGCTAAAACATACATTGATATTGCTAACGGATTATTATCAATTAAAGGATCATTACCTGTTTGAACAGATAAAGCAGATGCTTGTTCAACATAAACTTTAGCAATAGTACCAAATTCAGAAGGCATACTTAAAGCACGAGTCATATAATCGTCTTTAGTTACTGCTCTTAACTGTGCTGAAAAGGCATTAAGTGTGTTTAAACGAATTTCCTCTACTGTATCTCCACCTCTACCACCTGTTGAAGGGACAGGATTTGTAGCTACTAACGTTAATAATGAAGTAGCAGTATTAGAAGGATTTACAGCAGTTATCCCTGCTGTTGATATTATTTGTGTAATATCTCCTGCTGGTAAGTTAGCTTCAACACCTCCACCTACTGTATATTGAACATATAAGTTAATATTTGTAGGTACAGTACCATATTGTTTAGTATAAAATACAGCTGCTTGATTATAGTTGTTTACTAAATCAGATGTATCTGTAGATGGTACTAATCCTAATTGAATAGTGTCTGGGTTAGGGATAATTATATCATCAGGATCATTTACATACATGCCTGACCCAAATTGTAATTCTACAATATCATCTGTTTTAATTCTACTTACATAACGATTTGGTGTTTCAAGTAGACTAAGCATATAAGGAACCTTATCTACGTTAGCACCAGTATTAGTAGTTTTATTAATTACATTGGATTGTGCTAAATATGGTACTTCATACCATACACTACTATCACTACCTGTTACTTGTAATATTTGTAAAAAGTTGGGTTCATTGATTTCAACTGAAGTAAACTTTTGAGGAGCACCAAACGTAAATGTAGTATCTAATATCTCAGCAGAAATAGCTCGTGTTGATACTTTAAACAAGTAATTGTTAACATCATATAAACTAATTTCTACTGATCCTGTATTTGAAAAATCAACTTTATCAAGTGTTAAAAACTTAATACCTGTAGAAACAGAAGCAAGTTGAGTATTTTCTGGTATTATTAAGGCATAATTTAAATCAGGAGTATTACCTGAAATAGGTATTCTTTGATAAAAATCAATTGTAGTAACAGCGGCATATGATGATTTAGGTCTATAACCTAATGAATATGCCATGTTTAACAAATTCTGTTTTTGAACAGCTGTTAAAACAAAGTTTTCTTGAATTTGAGTATCAGTATAAAATGACAGTACATCTCCAACATATGAAGACATTTCAATAAACATCGTACCAGGGGATGCTTCAGAAAAATCTGTATACGTGTTTGGAAAGTAATTTTTAGCAAACTCAATAAGAGATGCTTTAAATTGAAGAAAATTTTTATTTAAATATGATATATTTTTCTCTGCCATTATTCAAAGTTAACTGTTACTGTATCTGTTTGTCCTGAAATTAATATTTGGTATGCTATTTTTACAACTAATGAATTGCTTCCATATTCACCTTCTTGAATAAATTCAATATTATTTATTTTAATTTCAGGTATATATGTTTGTACACTATCAACTATGCTATCTTCAATATCACCGAATGACGCTTCAGTCATTGGATTAAATAATTGTGCCTTTAAAAGAGTTCCAAATTCAGGATTGTATATACGTTCACCTTTAGAAGTCAGTACTAAATTAATTAAATTATATTTTAACTGATCTTTAGTAGAAAAAGTACTATAGAACACACCAGGAGCATTAAATGGGAGTCTAATGCCTATTGCTGTGTTTCGTTGTAGATCTCTAGGATCAACTCTAGTACTTCTTACGTATGCCATTATCCGACGTTTCTAAAATTACTTACATCACCTGGGTTTTGTCTCATTTCTGAAGCAACCTGAGCTAACATATTTTGGTAAACATTTTGTTTTTCAGCAAATGTTGTTGGTTTAGCTGGTTGCGGAGCATTGATACCCATTTGATCCATTAAACTTTGACGAAAAGCAGCTGGGTTAACATTTTTAGTTGTTAAGTTAACTGTTGGCCACTCTTCAGTAGTGCTTAGCGATTCCTGGATTTTTTGCTTTCCAAGATTAGCTAATTCTTCTTTCAAAACTTCTCTAACGGCTTCTTTAATTAGATTTTTTAATTTTGTAGTTTCCATATCAATAAATATTAAGCTTCAAGATTTCGTTCATCGATCTGAAGTTTTAAATCTTCAATTAAAACATCAGGATCTAATGTAAACGATGATTGAGATTTTAGTGTTATAAATCCGCTACGGTCTAAAGCAACGGCATATCTACGTTTATTACCAGCTACAACAAAACGTGGATCTTCTTCTTCATATATAGCAAATGTAAATCCTTTATATATAATACCATCTACTGGTCCTAATAATCCAAAATTACCTCTATTTGCTAGTAAATTAGATATTTCTTCTGGGGTTAAGTTATTGTCAATTGCTTGGTCTATAATATCACTAATTGGTAGTAATCTAGAGCGTTGGTATTGCACCTCGGCAATTAGATCGTCTAATGCTTGTCTGTTAATTCCTAACAATATAGTAATAGCATCTAATGTTAGTTTAGCATTAATCATTTTTTCAGTAACCTTAGCAGGGGCAAAAGGTGGAATTGGGATTAATAAGGCTATACTAAGTAAAAGAGATAATATAATAGCAATAGTTTCTAATGTTTTAATAGTATTTCTAATAACAGTGATTTGACGTTCAGCTTTATTTAATTCAACTAATGCCGCATCTCTAGTAACACGAGCCTTTTGAACATCTTGTTTAGTTTGAATTGATTCGATCTGATCATTTACGCTGTCAACCAGTTCAGTTAATTGTTGAACTATTTTAGATAATTGTTGAAGTTGCCTGTTTAATAATCTAGCTATAACGTATAATGCAGCCGCTTTAGCTAATGCTTTGATAGCTGCTTTATTCTTTTTTATAAGTGCTCTAATATTATTACGTTTAATTTTTATACCTCTTATTTTTATCTTTTTAGTACTTGTTTTCTTTTCAACCTCAGCTTTTTTCTTCAATGAAATACCTCCAATAACAATTCCTAATTGGTTTCTTAAGACATTAATTCTATCTTTAAAGCCATTTATTACTCTTTCAGCTTGTTGAACTTCTTTTTCTGCTCTTCTTCTTATTTTTTCAGCTACATTTAATTTTTTAGTAGCTTCATTTAGTTGTTTTCTTTGGATTTCCTGGATATTAGCTCCTGGTTGGTTAATTTGTGCACTATACTCTTTAGGATCAGGAGCAAAAGATGCAGCTACTTTTAAAGCAGTAAGAGCATCTACTTTAGTATTGCCTATAGAAGCAGCAAATGCTTTAGCTTGTACAGTCGCAGCTTTTGCTTGTTCGTATAAAGCTAGAGATCTATCATACTGTTTTTTCCCATCATCATATGCTTTTTGGGCTTCCTCCAGTGCTTTTTTACTAGCTTCTATTCTTTCTTGCGTTGTAGGCATTATAAAGTATATGTTGTTTTAGATAGTAAATAATTAGCGTTTTCTACCTTTTTCATATTATTACTAAGATACGATTGTAATTTTTCAGCAGCTAAAGCAACATCCGTAATAGTAATACCTTCAGGAGTAGCCTTAGCATCAATTATATCAGTACTAAAATCACTTAATGCTTGAAACCATCCACTTAAAAATTCTCTTAAGTTATTTCCAAGTACAAGTGGTTGTGTTGTTTGAGCATTGTTATATGGCCCTAAAAATATATTGTTGTCTTGTAATGTAATTCCTACTTTATTACTTTGCATATAAACAGGACCTTGAGAATATAATTCTACTCCTGTTTTACCAAATACTAATACTTCGTCTTCTTTAGATGAAATAATAGTTCTATCAGCATTTAATATAACTTGGGAGTCTATATAATCTCTAATACCAATAGGACTAGTTATATTACTTAAACGTACATTACCAATATTTAAAGGAATAACTTGCTGTGATGTAAGATAAAGTGAAGAACCATCTTTGTTGATATCCTCAACATACAAATCAGAACCATTGGGTTTAAACCCATGCTGGTTTGAAAGTATCATAATTGGATTATTATCAATCTCGCTAGGATTAGTAGACCAAGGGGTTAAATCTGTCGCTCCGTCTTTACTAGTACTTCCAAAACGAAGTGAATTACTAAATCTACCCTCTAACACATAGTCACCCTCAAATACTCTTACACCTCTAAAATCAGCGTTTTCATTAAATGATTGATATAATAAATTTTTATCTTGCTCTACAAATAAACCATTAAATTGAGGACTATTCCAAGCATTAATAACAGTGGTATAATAAGTTTCCTCTGTTTTATTTGTAATTGGAGAAGGAGCCGAAGGTAAATTTTGTAATAATACTATTTCACCGGGTAATGGAAAATATTTTTGATTTGGAAATAAAGGTAAAGCAGTAGGTAAAGTAGCTAAAAATGAATCAGTAATATCCTCTAAAGGTGTTTCCTGAATTTCATCATATATTTGGTATAATACAGTTCCTATGCCAGCCCAACCACCATTAGCTAGCCATACTTCTTCAGGTACACTTTTATCATTTAAAATAGTAGCATATACTTTCCCTACTTTATATTGAAAGGGAGGTAAGAAATTGTTGTTACCTATAGCGGTAGTAATGTTGGCTAATCCTTCTCTTACCCTAGTACTCATATTAATTATTTACAGGTCCACTAATGTTACCACCTACTTCTTTTACAGCAGAAAACAGTTGTTCCTTTTCAGCTTCACTTAAAATAAAATTCGCAGCATCATCTGTATTACTAGATAATGCACGTTGAACAATACCTGCTAATTTAACAAGTTGTTCATCATTTTTAACGCTTATATTAAGGTGTTCAGCAATCAACGGAACGATCATAAGAGCAGATTGAGCATCAGTAACCAATGGTTTTAATGTCTCAATTAAGTCCTTGATTTGTTTTTCTTTTTCTTTAGAGTTACTATAGATATCTTTTAACAAATCAGAAAACTTTTTACTGCCCCACATTACTTGATCAAAATTCATTACTTAATTTTTGATTATAAATATAGAGGCAATAAGAAGTTATATATTTATGTAGCCTTCTTGATAATATTTATTATACAAATCGACGTAAACCAACTTCAATTTCTTGATTATTTTAGTGATTTGTGGGGTGTCAACATCTACCATTTCACGAATGTAAATGTAAAGTGCCTTTTTATTAAATATATCTAACGATTCACACTTACGGAATAGCTCCATAATTGCATCTGCTGTTTTAGCATCATTTTCTTTAGGGAATATTTTACTAAGATTCTTATCTACATATTTAATAAACAATGCCATGAACTCACTAATACTATAGTCCTGGCTATAATATTCATTTAGTGTTTCTTCTTTAATTTTTTTATCATCATCTACTTCTTCCAAACCACCTTTATCTTGTAACTTTTGGTAGTTTTTCTTGTTTTTAAGAATAAGATAACGTTTTGCAATTGTACCAAAATATGAATAAGCCTTACCTTTATGTGGTTTATAAAGCTTAAGTTTTTCAAGTAAAAATGCAATTACTTCCTGCTGTACATCCTCTACAGATTCACCATCAGTATAATAAAATTTAAACGTATGGATAATATTTTGAGTTAATTTAAAAAATCCATACTCAATACGCTCACGATATACTGTATTTCTAAATTCCTGATCCTCAGATGCTACATAATCAACAATAGCGTTTTGAGTGTCCTCAGTAAAATAAGTATTAGACGTTTTAGGCTTACGTTTGCGTGGCTTTCCAGATTTAGTTAATTCAACTGTTATAGAATTATCCTCTATTAGCAGGTGAGTTGGGTTGTTGATTTCCGCGGTTTTCATTAATGTTAAAGTCATTTAATTCCCTTTGTAATGTTTTTACACTTTCAAAGAACCAGCCAATTTCATCGTCCGATTCAAATGTTCCTTTAGCATCAATATCATCTAATCGTTTTTTAGTATAATCTACTGTATTAGAAAATTTACCAATATATTGTTGTTGTGAGTCAACAATACTTTCTAATTTTTCAACTTTTTTAAACAGATTATAGGATGTATATCCTAAAATACAAATGGCTAAAGATAAAGTAATAACTAAGCTAATCATAATTAATTCCATTCATCGTTTTCAATAGAAATGGTATCACGAAGTGATGATGACATTTCTTTAATTCGAGACATAATTGTCTCAATTTCCTGTAATGAACTGCCACGATTGATAGCTATCTCCAATGCGCGAACTTGATGTTCTAATTTTTCAATTTTTGAAAGTGCTTGCAATTTATATTTCATAAAATATTAGTTTTAATTCGAATATACGACCTTATTGAATAACCTCCAAATTCTTACCGCTCTGTTTTTAGGGTATTTTGCCGTTACATCCTCAATACATACGTATATACAACGATCTTAACAAGAGAGAAAGCCTAACCGACTTTCAATCAATTAGGCTTACGCGCGAGAAGCATCAACCATTTCCTTTAGGTTGATCTTCTTAATAGGATATGAAAATACTTTTTTAGAAATTAATGTATCAAGTAATTTTTCCTCCAATGGATCATCAGTTACAAAGATACACTTATCAGTATCGGTGCCATCACCAGGAACATCAATAAAGTTAGTACTATTAAGTTCTAAACCAGGTTTAACTTGACCCAACAATTTATTCATACGATTGATAAAAGCGGCCTTATCCTGGTCGTGCATTAAATATTCTGCCATGAGTGTGTTTTGAGTATATACTGAATATAAATATTATTAAATGTGGTATTTCTTGAGTAAGGACACTATATCGTTAGGGATGGGGGTTAAATCAACACGACGCTCAGTATTGATCCACTGAGTAAATGGTTGAGTTTCCTGCCAAAATTGTCTATGTTGCATATCGCTATATGGATATAGCTCTATACTATATTGGTTTTCTTT